CTTGCATTAGTATCATCAACGAGTCGAGGAAAAAACAAAAATGAGCGCCACAGTTAGCACAGAGATTTACGGACTCAAGGCAGCCCTCGCCGAACTTGGCAAGCTTGATAGCAAAACCAAATTTAAGGCCACTAACAAAATCAAGGCCGCTGGTGGTCAGATGGTTACAGAGGTTGCTTCTAAATACCCAGACGACAAGCCGCCATTGTCTGGCATGGCCCCATCTAAAAAGGGTGGCACCCGTTTAGGTTATGACGCCAAGAAAGTGCGCAAAGGCGTCACTATCCAAATTGGTGGACGCGCCAAGAATGGCAATATTCCCTTGGTGACTTTGATACAGAAAAACGCCGGCGGTGCTTTCTTTGATTTGGCTGGCTTGCGTAACAGCGGGTCACAATTTGTGCAGGATTTAGACAGCCGATTCGGCAAAGCTCAGCGCGGTATGTGGCGGGCACGTTCCTACATTTACGGCCAAGCAACACAGGACATTCTTGCCGCTATTGAAGAAGTCATGAAGTCTGTAAACAGAAACTTGGTTAAGTAATGGCTGTATTTATCCCCATCATCTCGGAGTTTGATTCCAAAGGAATTGACAAGGCCAAAAAGGAATTCGCCAGTCTCGAGGGTGCTGGCGCTAAAGCCCAGTTTGCTATCAAGAAAGCAGCCGTACCTGCAGCTGCTGCTATTGCTGGTTTAGGTGCTGCACTGTTTAGCGCTACTCAGGATGCCATTGCTGATGATGCTGCACAGGCAAAACTTGCCCTGACAATGCGTAACACAACTGGCGCTACTGATGAGCAGATTAAAGCCACAGAGGATTGGATTAGCCACCAAGGTAAAGCGCTTGGCATAACTGACGATGAGTTACGGCCAGCACTTGGTCGTTTAATGTCCCAGACTCATGACGTCACCAAAGCGCAAGAACTCATGTCTATTGCTATGGATGTGGCTCAAGGCACTGGGAAAAGTTTAAGTACAGTCACTGAAGCCATGGCCAAGGCCGCAGCGGGCTCAACAATTGCCCTGGGTAAATTGTCCCCTGAGTTAAAGCAGATGGAAAAAGACGGTGCATCAGCCGATGAAATGATGGCCGCACTTGCTGGCACATTCCAAGACCAGGCGAGCATTGCTGCCGGTACTGCACAGGGACAGTTTCAGCGTTTAGGTGTTGCCTTGGCTGAAACTAAGGAAAGCATCGGCGCTGCATTGTTGCCAGCCATTGAAGCTGTACTTCCGTACCTAACCAAAATGGGTGATTGGGCAGCGGAACACCCAGAGATTCTTTTAGGCATCGGCATTGCTATCGCCACTATTGCTGCAGCCATTGTTGCTGTAAACGTTGCTATGGCGTTAAACCCATTCAGCCTTATTGCCATTGCTGTAGTTGGTTTAGGCGCGCTACTGGTCACGGCCTACAAGAAATTTGAGCCGTTCAAAACTGTTGTCGATGCTGTCTTTGGTGGCATTGAATTTTGGATTACCGAAGTAACTATTCCTGCATTTAGAACCATGTACACAGTTGCTAAAACAATCTTTAACGGCATAGCGCGTGTCTGGAATAACACATTTGGCAAATTGTCTTTTAGTGTTCCTGACTGGGTGCCTGGTATCGGTGGTAAAGGTTTTGATGTTCCTAACATTCCTATGCTGGCAGAGGGCGGGATTGTAAATTCTCCAACGCTGGCCCTTATAGGCGAGTCCGGGCCCGAAGCAGTAATCCCCTTGTCAAAAATGGGTCAGATGGGTGGCGGTATGAACATCACAGTGAACGCTGGACTTGTGAGCACTCCCGACCAAATTGGAATGGAAATAATTGCCGCTATTCAAAAGGCCCAGCGCCGCAGCGGAACGGTTTTTGCACCAGCATGAGCGTTCCCACAATGCAAGTGCTGGTGGGCTTTCAAAGCACTACTGGCTTTGGTACACCTTTTCAATTGAATGATGCCTTCTATGGTGTTTTAGACACTGCAGGCCGCGGCACTTTAGGTGGGGTCACCTTTGTAGATTTGACCAGCCTTGTTCAATCCGTGAACATTAATCGTGGGCGCTCACGCCAGTTAGACCAATTCAACGCCGGCACAGCCAGTATTGCTTTTTACAACGAAAGCCAAATACTAAACCCAAGCAATACCTCAAGCCCTTACTATCCGTTTGTCTTGCCACGATGCCCCGTTCAAATACTTGCTAACGGCATACCAATTTACACAGGGCTTATTACTGACTGGAATCTTGACTACGACATCAGCAACCAAGACATGATGTACGCGTCATGCGCCGACAGCTTTACAGTGCTCGCTAACCAATCCTTAAACGCAGTCACACCATCAGCGCAAGCCAGCGGAACGCGCATAAACACAGTGCTAGACCTGCCAGAGATTAACTATCAAGGCGCTCGAGCCATTGACACTGGCAGTTCTACCCTTGGCGCTTTTGCTATTAGCCAAGACGAAAACTGCCTTAACTATCTGCAGCTTGTAAACACCAGCGAGCAGGGCTATTTGTTTATGTCTGCTAATGGCACGCTGACATTTAAGGACAGGTCTAGTGTTCTAAACCCTGTGGCTGGCGCTACTTTTAATACTGACGGCACAGGTATCAGGTACCAAAGTCTTGTCAATCAGTTTGGCGACGAGCTGCTTTACAACTACATAGTGACCCAATCGCCAGCAGGGGCAAAACAAGAAAGTAGCGACTCGGCTAGCATTGCGCTTTATCAGGCTCAGCAGTATTCACTGACGGACTTGCTTAACAGCACTGTGGCCGAGGTAGCTGGCCTTGGTAATTATCTGCTTGGTAAGTACAAAAACCCGGTGCTGAGGTTTACAGGGCTATCTACGGAAATGTCAGCGCTATCGACCACTGACCAAAACATTGTTTTAGGTCTTGATATGACCAGTATCTGCAGCGTAGTTAAAAACTTTGTAGTAGGAACCCCATCGACTGAGACACAGACTTTGATTGTGTCGGGCATTGCCCACAACATTACCCCTGGTAGCCATGTGGTGTCATTTGTTTACGAGTCCACAGACGGCAACCAGTATTTCACACTTGATGATGCCATTTTCGGTACTCTTTCTACTACTAACCTTTTAAGTTTCTAAAGGAGACAAACATGGCAACACCAACAACACTCCCAGCGGCCTTTGTTGCTGGGGCGATTCTGACCGCAGACCAGATGAATAATCTGAGGGGCGCGTTCCGCATTTTGCAGGTTGTAACTGCCACCGCAACAGCACAGGTGCAAAACAACACAAACGTGTTTGCAGATACCGGCTTGACCGTGACTATCACTCCACAATCATCAAGCAGTAAGGTGTTGGTCTTTGGTGCTCATAACGGTCTTGCAAAAAACTCAACAAATGCCAGTTCAAGCGTCACAACACAACTATTGAAAGGCGCTTCTGTTTTGAGCGTCATCTCAAAAGGTGCGCAATACACAGGCACCGCAATTTGGAATGTCGGCTCTGAATCTTTCTTTTATTTAGACAGCCCAGCAGTCACAACAGCAACAACATACAAGACTCAAATTGCAAGTGCCAACAACAACGACGGCGCTCTTATCCATGCCAACATTGGTTTCGGAACTGGTATCTCATACATCGTGGCAATGGAAGTCAGCGCATGAACACCATGACAATAACCACAGCACTTCACAGCCTCGGCTTTACCGAAGGATGGGCAGCAAGCGAGGCAGACGGCATTCTTGTTTGGCTTAACGAAGAAAAACAACCAACAGAAGCCGAACTTATTAAGGCTGGCTGGGTAAAACCAGATGCGGAATAGCCTAATTCTATTGGTCATTTTGACATCGCTCACCGCATGCGCAGACCGTGAACGTCACAACTGTGATACCACAAAAGCAACTGGATTCCTAGAAAGCAAATGCCCATGAAACTTGAAAAGCGTTTAAGCAACGAAGAAATCAAAGCACGCCTTGTATTTGTCGTGGCAGTCACTCTCTCGTTCGTTCTTGTGGTGTCTGTCCTTGCAATGATTTACGGCGTTCTATTTGTGGTGCAACCAGTCGAGGCAAGTGAGTTAGACCAAGAAATGGTTAGCATTTTGACTTATGTACTTTCCACATTGGCTGGGGCCTTGGTGGGCCTCGTAGCAGGAAATGGTTTGAAAAATCCCCCTAAGGAAATTGAAGAATGACCGCTCGCAAATACCCTTTTTATCCTTCGTGGGACGGTAAAGCCACATCTCCAATCACCAAGAAGTTTTACGAGCTATGCAATAAACGCTGGGGCTTCACCAACCTTGGTATGTATGTAAATCGCCCGATGAGAGGCTCTAAAAACTTGAGTGTGCACGCTTCGGGCTTCGCTGTCGATATGGGCTTCCCAGCAACTCGAGAAGGCAGAGCTAAAGCCAAAGAGGCATGGACATGGCTAGTAGAGAACTCAGAGGCGCTTCTACTTTGTGAACTGCATGACTATTCGTATCGCAACCCTGCACAACCCGAAACAGACAAAACCGCCTGGGGCCGTGGCTATCGCTGTTCTCGTGGCCCAGGGGTAAAAGGCATCAAGCTGTTTAATTCTTTAGACAATGCCGGCACACCAGGTGGGGCTTGGCTACACGCTGAAATTTCTAACGAATGGGAAAGCGCAGCAGAATTTGAAAAAGCATGGCGCGCATTGCCTAAGCCATAAAAGATTCCCAGACACTGTTTGAGCGGTGCTGGGGCTAGGTGGTGGGTACTTTGTTTCCATTGGGTATCCACCACCGACTTTCTAAATTGTGTAAAGTAACCACCGCTACTCAAATAGCAGA